TTGATCCTTGGCATACCTGCAGCGCCACACACGCTGTTCCATAGTTCCTGAACGCTGCTGTAGGTTGTCTCGGTTGTCTCTGTCCTCATGATCTTCGAGGCCGAAGGCGAAAGAGGGGGCTGGTCGGCAGCTGCCGACAAATCACGACTCTTCTCTTTTGTCTCTTCTAGTTCAGTGAATATAGTTCCGGGTGCACGGTTTGCACCACCTGGTGCACGGTTTGCACCACCCTTCGCTGTAACGCAGTCCTCGATTGACACAAGAGGCTGTCTAGCCTGTTCACGCGCTCGCTGCTCAAAGCCTTGGAGCTGGTAGCTGTTCGTGTAGTTGTGAGCTCCAACTTTGCGGCATGTCACTTTCAGGAAGTGGAGCGCCTCGAGCTCGCGCATGGCATACTGGACCCGGCGCACTGAGACTTCGAGCTCCCTGCTGAGTGCCACGATCGACGGGAAGCACTGGCCGTTTTCGTCAGCATGACGGCGTAGCATGGCCCAAACAACCTTTGCATAGACCGACAGGCCATGTCCCAACAGAACGTTGTCTGGCATGATCGTGAACCGGTCTCCGACGATAGCAGGTAGTGCAGTGCTCGAACGCTTGTCTGTGACGTGTTCGACAGCTTCACGGAGTGCGGTTTTCATGAGCTCACCCCCCGACTTTCCACTACTTTGAGCGTCCTGCAGCCATGCAACGCGCCCGCTATGCAACTGTGCAGGTAGCGGAAACTGTCCGGCGTCTCAGTCAGCATAGTGTGCAAGTCGAGCTCACCAGGGTGTCTGTGCCAGACGATTGAGGATCCCAACATGACGCCGGGCCTCAGTTGAAACCGTTTGTCTACCGCTTGCACGGACGGTTCACGGAGTGAGGATTTCATAGACACCACCTTCGACTTTCAACCACTTGTGATCTACAAGCTCCCGAATTGCACTCTGTATCTTGCTCTGTGAGACGTTCAAATCGTCACTGAGAGCTGCAATATCTAGGGCGCGGAATGGGTCTAGCGCGGCCCATTCTTGCAACATGATCCAGGACAGCCGGGCTAGAATGGACAAACAACGAGCGAAGATTAGGCGCTCTGGAATGGTGATATAGGTACCGTCAGCAACACGTTCGACAACATCATGCGTGGGCTGTTCCTGCGTTCGTGTTGACGTATCTTTCATGGCGTCCTCCTGGGACTTGTGCTATAATATCCCTGTCTAGTACAGTTGTGGGGTCAACAGGCGGCGGTGCTCTTTCATGACAAGAGCCCGCCGTTTCCCTTTCCTAGCCACGTTATGCTTCTTTCTGAGCAGCCGGACTGTCCTGGTTCTTCTTCGATGACGCCATTCCAGGGAGAGTGTTGGTCCATTCGCCCGGATCGTCCTCGTCTTCCTTCTTCGCGTTCGCCTCGTTGATGATCACGCTGCCCATCAACGACATCTGGTCCTGGACAAACTGCTTGATGATACGAGTGCGCGTGAGGCCGGTAACCTTGGAATATGCAGACAGGACCGTCACCTCGCTAGGCGAAAATCTCAGTGCGATTGTTGGTGCCATCTGTTTCTTTCTCATCTTACACCCCCGTTTACTAACTTGTACAGACGTAGTATATCATACTTTCCCGTATTGGCAACATGGCCCCACGTTCTCAGAAGCACAGAGGGCCTCGTGGCGCTTGTTGCTCTGCGTTGAACGGGGCCCATCTGCAGGAGATTCACGAACGTACGCTAGAGAATCAACGGGTGAGAGGGCCGTTGACACACATAGTATAGCACTGTTCAATGAGGCAAAAGGCCCTATTAGGGACCTATTGGAAAAACCCCGGCCGTGAGACCGGGGTGTTGTCGTGCTATGCCTGTTCTGGATTACAGAGCGGCCGACGCTCCAACCTTCTGGACAGGGCTGTTGCGTGGTTCCCGGAGCAGCAGGACGGACACAATGCCGTTCGCTGTGCTGGTCACCTTGGCGGCAATGTGGTCGAAGGTAGCCGACAAATCAAGATTGTCGATCTCGACGTATGCCTGAGCTTCGACAGTGGCCAGGGTAGCCGTGGAATCGCTTGCGGCAAGAGTGATGAGTGTTTCGCCCGGCTCTGTGCTCGTGAGGGTGATCGTGCCGGTAGCAGCCACGGCCGTGATACCAGAAACGCCATAGGTGGCGTCGTTGATGCACGAGGCGAGCTCCACGGCGTCCGCGGTGTCATCGCCACTGATGCTGAACGTGCGCGTGGCAAGCGTCGTAGTGTTCGTGTGAGCCGTGAACACGAGCCCGTTGATCGTGACCGTTTGAGTATTGAGAACGCTTGCAAGTGCGACAGTCGCCTTCGTGACCAAGGTGTTGGCGGTGATCGTGCAGGTTGCCCCGGCAATCAGGGCCCCACCTGTGCCGGCAGCCGTCTTGCCCTCGAAGATCTCGAGCGTGACAACCTTCGTCGCGGCCATAGCGCCCACCTGCAGGATCGCCATAGCCTTGGTGTGGTCCTTCATCGGGAAGTAGCGCCCGATCACGTTCGTGTTGTTGACGGTCTGAGGCACGAGCCCCACGTCAACCTTGTGCCCTTCGCATATGAGATTCATGGTGTCCCCCTTATGCCAGGATCCCGAGGATCTTCGTGAACCATGCAGGCCTCAGAACGGCTACGTCGCAACGCAGATACGCCCTGATGTAGAGCTCCATGGTGGCGAAACCGATGTCACGCGAGACGTCAATGCGGATCCCGCGCTGTCCACCTTCTGACGGTGCAAGTCCCATGACAATCTGCGTGAAGTCTCCGACGATCGACGCAGAGGCTACGCTTGAACTGCCCTGTGTCATAGCGTCGCTGATCTGCTTGCTGACGAACTTCTGCAGTCCAGCATAGGACGCGGGCGGGGTGAGTGGTGCGTTGGTGGTGCCTTCTTTGAGACGATCCAGGGCGCCCGCTGTGCGAGGACTCATGACAGCAGCGTTCGGCTGTCCGTTCGCGTTCTGGACGTACTGCACGGCGTAGGACCAGGGGTCGAAGTTCGTCACAGCGGCACCGTTCACGCCCATGCTGTAACTGCCGACGTCCGGCGTTGCGGTAACGCCACGCGGTTCATTGACGCCCGTACCGACGAGAGCGGCCCGGTCCAGTTCAGTGCCAATCGCGCCACTGAGGGCCGTCCTGATCACGCTGTCGATGTTGGCGGCGTCCGTTGCCAGTTGAATGGACAGGCGGCACATGGCAACGAGCGGTACAGCTTTGAGCGTGATCTTGTCGAACGACATGTCCGTTGGAGAGATGGTCGAACCCTCAGCAACCCAGGCAGCCGTCGGATCTGTGGCGACCTTTGCGATCACCATTTCCGCGTTGTCCATGAGGGCAGTCTGAGCGCCCGCTGCAACACAGACAGACTGGTTACGGGCAAGATCGATCAGCATGCCGACGGCGGGTCCAGGAAGCAGGAAGCCCCCAGCGGATCCGACGCCTTCACTCATTGCCCGACGCTCATTGTCAGCGCCCGTCCAGTTGCCTGTGACCATGCCACGAATGACACGGCCGGGGTCCAGCTGTTCACCGTTGCCCTTGTAGGCGTCAGTGTCGGCTACCTTCTGGGACCGGGTGAGGAACGGACCAGGAGCAACAGCAGGGCCGCCTGAGATCCAGTGCGCCTGTGCTGTCAAAGATTTCGGCGCGCCGCGGTCATCGAAGGCAACTTCGGCCTCAGCTTCGGCCTTCAGCCTCGAGGCGTCGGCCATGAGCGCATCATACTTGTTGCGCTCGACTCCGGACATCTCGCGGTGCTCTGCATCTACGAGATCTAGCATCTTACGTGCTTGATCGAAGAGATCAGCACGTTTCTCTAGTATTTCCCTGACATTCATATGGTTGGGCCTCCTTGGCCCGTTGTTTGTTGTTGTCGTTGTAGAGTCGTGCCCGCGTTCCGGCACGGTCAGGTTCCAGGAGTACGGACCAAGGACAACGACGCGCTGACTATATCGAAAGGAGGTATGGTTGAAGCCTGTCAGCGAGTACCTTGATCATCGCTGTCAGCTTACGCCCGGCGCCCGCTGTCGGCTCAGGCCGACGCAGCGATAACCTGAAAGCGTATCTGCACTTGGTTCTTCTGGTTCCTCAGTCCGGCCGTTGCAAGAGGCCACACTGATGAGACTATAGCAAACGGAGCTCAGCCCAGGCCTTGCCCCTAGCTGTTGTATTCAGTGCAGCTGGTTCCTGCACTCTTTCAGTATACCACCAAGCAAATGAGGCAAAAGGTTCCTAATGCCCTATTCGCCCTGAGGGTCTTTCAGGTTTGCCCTGGTGGCGAACATGCGGAACGCCCCGCCCGGCGCGACTTTCGCAAAGTAGCTCGCGAGCGAGATCATGAGGTTCATGGCGTCCTGGTTCGACAAGTGGTGCCGTTCGTCCAGGTCAAAGCCGCGGCCGTTCGCGAGCTCAGGACTCTGCAAGAGCCGGCGGGCGGTGAACATGGTGCACTTGTAGCGGTATCCGTCCGGGAACTCGTAACAAACGCTTTCCGGCTTTGGGTCCACAAGGTGCACGAGCTTGATTGCGTGTGCCACGACACGCGGGGACTGTCCACGATCACCACGCAGGTAATCCCTCAGCGCGCCCTCTTCGACACGCCAGCCGCGCCCCACGCGCACGCCCCGGAGCTCGCCACTTCGCAGGTACTGGTACACCGTGTGCTCCGTCAGTAAGAGCTGAGCCGCTACCTGGTGCACGTCGTACATCTCTTCATGCTTCCACATGTCGAACCCCCTTGAATGCCGGACGCCGGGGGCGGTAGTGAGCCGTGCCCGGCGTCTGTTGTCGCTGACTCCCCAAGTCTGCGCACGTATTATAGCACAAATCAGTAGAATATGGTAGCGTTTAGTACGCAAGTACTAAGACAACGCGCCCGCGCCTGTCCACGACTGCAATTGAAAAACGGCGAGAGTGGACCAGGACAGGCAGCCGGCAGGACACTTCCACAAACTACCGTTTCTGGCAAAGGCCAATCTTGCCCGATTCTGGCCCCATAGCGAAGACCAGCGCCCGCTGTGTGTGTTTCTATGTCCACGCCCTGTTTCTTGCACGTGTCCGCGCCCGCTGGGACGGATCCTGCACCGGGAACGAACCAGGACGGACGCCGGGCGGGATTCCCGATTACGCCTCTAACCGGGAATGGCAGCAGCCGGATATGGAAACGCGGCGAGGATCCCTCTGATCTTCGTACCCTTGATAATCGACAGCCTGGACGCTTTTGACACTTGGACGGCATAGCGCACCCTCAGCAGAGCCCGCTACAAGAGATTTCAGACTCGGAGACGTATCTTGACAGGGCACCGTTTCACCTAGGGCCGGATAGGGTATAACTCGGTTGGAGATCCTTTCGACAGTCGAACGTCCAGGACAACGGAGAGGGTGCCCCCCTGGTCCCGTCCCGGAATGAGTACACCCGTCAATGGCCCCTCGAGCACAACGTGTCAAAGGAAACGAAACCCGCGCCCGCCACGACATGAACAAGGCGGCGCCCGTTGGGGAACCGCCTTGTATGCAAACAGACCGGGCAGTGTAGACCACCTGGACGTGTGCTCTATGTCATGACTTGTCGGCTGCCTGGTTCAGGCAACGCGCGGCAGTCTCTACCAGGTCAAGCGCTGTTGCGTTCGTGTCCTCAGCTGCCCTCATGCTTTCCAGCAACAGGCCCAGCGCCCGCTGCGCCCGCTGCCATACTCTATCTGTCCTCATGCCTTTCCCCCTTCCTCGAGTGTTCAACGTTCATGTTATGCCCTGGCACCACGCCCGGAGCCTTTGCTTCCTGCGCTGTTCTTCGAGGGCCTTTTCATCGACGGGCGGTGCTTCGACAACAGCGCCCGCTGCCGGGTCTTCGACAGCCTGGACAATCAGCTGTTCTTCGACATACCATTCTGCCGGCTGCTGAACTATAGGAGCGCCCGCTGTGAGGACTTCGACAGCCTGATCACCGGGCTCGGGTTCGACAGGCTCCTGGTTCAACGACGCGCCGGCTGCCGGATCTTCGACGGGCGGGTGATCGACGGGCGGAGTGACAGGCTGCTCTTCGACAGGTGCGCCCGCTATGGCAACTTCAACGCTAAGCGTCGGCTGCTGCTTATCTTGCACGAGCTCACCCGCGCCCGCTACCATAGACCCCGGATCCACCGGCTTGGCTTTCGGCCATGAGGACACAGGCGGAGCAAGAGGATCCGGACCGTTTGGCTTCGACGTGACCAGGTGAATGCTCGAACGCGCACTTGGACTGAACCCTAGGCGGTCCGCAGCGGATCTCATTGATTTGAGATAGCCCTGCTGAATGGCTACCCACGGGCTCTGTTGCTGGACTTCGTACCCATGAGCGCCGTGGATCGTCATAGTGGCGCCCTCTTTCTGAATGTGAAGCTCAGCGTCCCGGACAGCGGCCCATGCAAGGCAATACTCCGTCAGACATGAGCGGTCCACAGCAGCCAGGAGTCCGGGCACTTTCGACAGCTCAGTGCACACGCGTTTCCATTCGGTCTTAGATGGAACCGTCAGGAAGGCCGGACAGGACGGAATAACGCTGTCCAGGGGACCTGATTTGACACCCTGCGCCCCTTGGGACGGTTTGCTGAGCCGACGCACGGCAAAGTCTTTCTGTTTGGGCCCCGGTTTCATAGCGTCCAGGTCAAGAGGGTGTCCACACCAATGACCCCCCCTGCCGGGGTCATCGATCTTGTATTCGTAAAACGATGCCCTCGCGACGTGCTTTGTTTTATAGCGGCCAGCCTTTTTACCGGCATACCCCACCCCTCATCATGACTGCGTTTCCAGCCTTCGTTATGTTTGGTATTCGTCTCGCGCTTCTCATTCATGGACGCCGCCTCTCTCTGGGCCATGTTGTGAAGAATGGCACGACTCGCACACTGCCCGCAAGTTGCTCACGGTCAAGGCCAATTCAGGGTATTGCTTGACTGCCTTGATGTGATGGACAAGTACAGCCGGGACAAACTCATGTCGCGTCAAGTGTTCCTCACAGTACGGGTGATCAAGCAGGTATGCTTCCCTGACTGCCTTCCATGCCTTGCTTTGGTAGAAGTCATGCTCTGCCCTGTCTGTCCGCGTCCTGTTGTACTCTCTGCTGACTGAGTGTCGATGCAGTGGACAGTAACCAGAGGACGGGTCGCTTACGAGTTCATGACATTGCGGCCAGGCACAGTAGTGACGTGGGGCGAACGGACTCATTGCCCTATACCCTCTCTATCACACATGCACACTGACGTCGTGTAGTCACGTCGTATCACTCTAAGTCGTCGCCGGACTCTTCTGCCAGTGTCGCCCGGATAGTGTCGCCCGTCTGTTGCCACTCTCGCACTTCCACCTTCAACCATTCAACGATCTCAGTCGTGTCCCTCTTCAACACCACGTGCTCTTGCTCCAACAGTTCCAAGTCCTCACGTATGCGCCGCAACAGGGCACTGGTTACCTGTTCCTGTACCTTCGCAGATGAATTGCACTGTAACTGTAGGTCAGTCAACAGTGTGAGGGTGTTGACCTGGTAGCAATGTCTCACGCCTGAGTCAGTCAGCAGATCGCCGCCATGAGGACCGTACACTGTCCGATCGTGGCAACGCCCGCCTTTGTTGTACTCGCAACCGTCACAACTTGTGTGCTTCTTCATGCCTTGCCTCCCTGGTTAGTTCCTGCTGGCCTCACAGATATCGCGTTCTTGACAACCTCGATGCAGATGATGTCCTCCGCTACCTCTGCAGTCTCCCGAATGAACCGGATCAGGCCCCGGAGTGTCAGGACGTACTCATTCCGATGGACTAGGCTGTGATCTTTCTTTCCCCGGATCGTCGCGAAGGTCCAGTTGACCGTGGTAATACGATAGCGCTCTCGCTGACCGGCCCCGTATTCCCGTTCTGCCAATTCCAACGGGTAGTGGCAATATCGTTTCAATGCACTCACGCCTTGCCTCCCGTTTGGCGTTCCCGTTCGTCAAGCAGCGCCCGCTGTACTGACTTTGGCAGCTGGCACCAGGTGACACGATGTCCAAGGTATTCGTACTGGCCCTTGCGCCGTCCCCAGTTATCGACAGGTTCCAGGACCGTCATGTCATGCAGGACTTGTTCGATCTGCGTTGTCATATCGCCGCGGATCCGACGAGCTCACGCATGATGTTGTGCAATCGCAGGTGGTCAGCCTCGAGGGCGTCCAGGGTATCGCGTCCAGAACTATCAGGTGTCTCTGTCGCGCTCTCACGTTCATGGACCTGATCACCGATCGCGTTCTGCAGGTCAGTCAACGCCCGGTCATAGTCTCGCACGACGGACACAAGAGACATGCCAGACAGGGTGTCACGCAGCTGGTCAAGAGAGAGAGTCTTGTTCAGCTTGCGAGCTGCCAGGATATTGCGCAATTCGCAGGCCCTCTGAACCATAGCCCTGGAAAGCGACAACGCTTCGTCGCGGTAGCCGTCACCGTTCCCCTGGGACTCCATGAACCGGGTGATCGTGTCCAGACGTATGGTCAACTCTTCCAGGTACGAGCGGCTCGGTATGGTGAGCGAGCAAAAGGTGGTCATGGCGCCCGCCTCAGAATTCTGGAACGACGTTGTACTCATGCAGCACGTCCACGCTGTTGTCGAACGAGCCGTGAGGACTCACGGCGTGTTGCTTGGTGATCGACGCGGGCAAGAGTCTGTCCAGACTACCGTGGAGTCCAGGTCGCGGCTGCTCTTCGTGGATATGGTCTTCTGCGCCGTCGAAGTCAGATGCCGGACTTGCTTCCATGTGACGCGCTATGCCACCGCGCAGCTGCCGGATCAGGACCTTGTTGCGTTCGACTTCCTCAGGCGTCGGCTCTGTCCAGGTCGTGCCCGTTTGCGGGCATGAGTCAGCAGAGGAAACCAGCCCGGCGCGGTGTGAGTCCGTGGCAGGCTGGTTGTTGTTGTAGTCGCCTTCTGACAGCTTCAACAGGACGTGCTCAGTACACAGCCAGTCGAACGTCGCCCGCCAGTTCTTGTGCTCTCTCGATGGACGCCGGCCGGACAGGAAGTCGGACGCGGCAGCCTGGTGGAAGAAATCACTGAGCTGGTCCAGGGTGTAGTCACGCAAGAGCCGGTTGACCGCTGACTTCCGTTTCCCGTCCAAGCGGTTGATCCTTGGCATACCTGCAGCGCCACACACGCTGTTCCATAGTTCCTGAACGCTGCTGTAGGTTGTCTCGGTTGTCTCTGTCCTCATGATCTTCGAGGCCGAAGGCGAAAGAGGGGGCTGGTCGG